AAACGTTACCACAAAGGAAAACTCTCAACCCTGTTGGAGATGCGCAGGATCACCGTCCAGTTTGCCAAAAAAGGAAGCCCACAGGCCGAATCAATTTTAAAAGAATACCATCAAAAGATGGAGGGAAATGAGTAGTATCAGGAAGTTGTTAGCCAGGCAAGTAAAATTGCTATCAGAATTGCAATAAGAGTAAACCAATCTACTTTTTCATTTTCTATATCCATAATAGCAATTTACGATATTTCTTTATTTATGTCCTTCATTTTCCCCTCTGATTACTGCATTTTAGCAGCATGAGCCGAAAGAATAACCTGGATAAATTTCGTGATGTGCTTTTCTCTGATCTGAAGGAAGAGAAGCATTTAACCCCGATTGAGCGTGAACAGCTCAAGCGGTACCGGGCCTGTTTTACCCAATCGCTCGAAAATCCATCCATCCCGGACAAAGAACTTCGTGATTACCTGATTAATGAATTCAATGTTTCTGAAAGTCAAGCTTATCGTGATATTGGTAATATCCGAATACTGCTGGGTAATGTCCGTAATGCCGGAAAAGAATGGGTTCGCTACATCGTAAACGAAACTCTTAAACAGGCAATTGAAGATGCAAAAGGCGATAAAAAACGGCTGAAGGAACTAATTATGGCCGCTGATAAACTGGGTAAATACAACCGGCTCGATAAAGAAGATGCACTAGAGATTCCCTGGGAGGAGATCCTGCCCATCCCGATCGAGCCAACTGCAGATCCTACCGTGCTAAAAATAAAACCGCTGGAGAATAAAGAAGAGGAAATCGAGAAGTTGTATAAAAAGTACCGGGGCGAAATTGAAATTGAATACATCGATTACGAGGAGGTGAAAGATGGAAACGACTGATACCCGGAAAGTATATTTTAACAATCCTCAATTAGAATTTCGTTATACTGCAGCTCACACCAGTTCCATTGCCGGTGGTCGTCGTTTAGGTAAATCACGCTTTGGTGCTCCGTGGTTGCTCCGGAACTTGCAATACATGCCACGTAGTGGCGGCGGTGTTGTGTGTTCCACCTTTCAGCAGGCATTAACCCGTACCTTACCAGGTGTATTTTCCAGCTGGCGTGATATGGGTTTCAAGCGTGATATTCATTATTTTGTTGGCCATAGACCTCCCAAATCAGCCGGCTTTAAAACCCCGGTTGATGAGCCTGCCAGTTTCGATCATGTTATTTCGTGGTACAACGGATCTATTCAGTACCTCATTAGCCAGGATGTTCCCGGATCTTCCAACTCGCTCACGCTGCAGTATCTTTTTGGCGACGAAGCCAAGTTCCTGGACTACGAAAAACTGAAAGATGAAACCATTCCGGCCAATGGTGGTTTTAAAGGGCCCTGGGCAAACTGTCCGTGGCTTAATTCCATGTTGTGGATGTCTGACATGCCAACCACTAAGAAAGGCTCCTGGTTCCTCGGCTATCGCGAAAAAATGGATGAAGAACTCATCAATATGATTCATTGGTTAGTAAAAGAGACTTACGAGCTGCAGCAGAAACCACAAAACACCTACACCAAAAAGTTACTGGCTCAGTATCGCACCAGGTTGGCTCAGTTTCGTTCCATTGCTGTTTATTATAGAGAGTGGTCCTCCATCGAAAACATTGAGCTACTGGGTAAAAAGTATATCGCTCAAATGAAGCGGGATCTTCCACCATTGGTATTTCAAACGTCAATTCTTTGTGTTCGTCCAGGTAAGTTAAAGGATGGCTTTTATCCGGCGCTAAGCGACGAAAGACACCTTTACCGGGCATTCGATAACAGCTACCTGCAAAACCTCGAATATGACCTTGAAAAAGCAAAAGATCAGAACTGCAGGCAGGATGCTGATGTGGATCTGAATAAACCTATTTGCGTGGCGTTCGATTACAATGCAAACATCAACTGGATGGTTTGTGGGCAGCCCAAAAATATGAAAGCAATGGTTCTTAAATCGTTCTATGTGAAATATGAGCGAAAACTCCGTGAGCTGGTCAATGATTTCTGTTATTACTATCGTCATCATCATACGCGCGAAGTGGTGTATTATTACGACAATACGGCTCTTGGCAGCAACTATGCCGTGAACAATGAGGACTTTGCTTCGGTGATCTGTTCGCAGTTTCAAAAAAATGGCTGGACTGTTCGCCGGATCCACATTGGCAACCCGATTAGGCATGACGAAAAATACCTGATGATTGACCAGGCTTTTAAGGGCCAGAGATATTTGTTTCCTCAAATTAACGAGCTGAACAATGAAGCACTCCTGGTTGCCATGCGCCAAACCGGGGTAATTGTTGGATCTCGTGGTTTTCAAAAAGATAAATCGGGTGAGAAACTGGCCGAAAGCGAAGAAGATCTGCTCGAATACCGCACCGATGGCACCGATGCCTTTGACACTTTACTAATCGGAATGTGCCTCTTCCCTTACTCTGGAGCGGCAAAGGGAGTTGGCAGTGGGGTGATTAAATAATGTTTACTCTAAAACAATAACCTTAACTTTCATTTTTGGTAAACTTTTCTTAATTATTAAAAACCTATCTGCTTGATAATCTTAAAACTAACGTTTTTTAGTTGATAACTAGTGCAAATATCACCAAAAATGGTATTCCATTTTTTTCATTCAGTCGGTATCTTTGTAAATACAACAAAACCAGTGAGAGAGTAGGATCAGTCACTGGTTTGTAGAGTTTAATTTAAATATGTCTTTAAACAAAAAGAAGCCACCTGATTTGCCAGGCGTTTCTGGTGGTAAAATTCGGGCAAAAACTCGAATTAAGCAAAAGCTGAAGTATTTTTTTCAGCATGAGTACACAATCTTAATAATTGGGATCATGATTGATCATTTTCTTGATCATTTCTAGGGTTACCCAGTTTGCTTAGCTTAGTTAGAGGCTTCGGCCTCTTTCTTTTTTTTGTAAAACCTCAATGGTGAAGTGTCTCTGGTGGGTGAGTTGTCAAAAATAATAGAATAAAATCCGGTAGAGTTTCAGCAATTTCGCAAAGAATATTGCATTTTATGCAAATAAATTGGCGTTTTACGCAAAGAAACGGAACACCTTTTCGGCGCGCCCGGATAGCGCAAAGCTATCCTGCGGAGTTGATCGGTTCAACTTCCAAACCTTTGGTTTTTTCAGATTAAAGGCTGATTCTCAAAAAACCTCACGAAAAAAACTAAGCCTTTTTATCTTTGAAAAACAGATCGGATGGGGTAATCAAATCAAACGTATCAATTAATAATTTCAAATTCGGGTTCTTCTCAATCATTGCGTTTATCTCGTGGCGATGCAATCGGGTGTAGACCTTTTCTTTATCTACTGAGTCTTTAGAATTCTTACAGGTCATCACCGTTTACGGGTTCGGGTTGCTCTGCTCTTTGTGGCTCTGGCTTTGCTTCCTGCTTTTCCTCTGGCTTATACACTTGGGTATCTGCAAACAGGTAGCAAATCGGCCAATATTTAAACTCTTCGGGTTCTTCGCTGTCCTCAGGTGCTTGTTCAACCCTGCGTGGCTGCCCCCAAATCAAATGGGCGCTTTCTCCCTTTCTAACGGTTGCCCCGTCTTGCTTCCATTGCCCAAAGGTTCTAAACTCCTTTATATTGGGGTTTTGTTCTATGTACTGCTCTTTTAAAGCTTCGTTAATGCTATTAAATTCCCCTTCCTCCACCAGTGGGCGAACCAACTGAGACAGGGAAATTAATGATTTACGTTTTTCAATGTATTGTTCTTTTCTGGTTGATTTATTATTTTTGCTCATGACGTCAAAATCTTGATGTTAAACAATTTTGGATTTGAAAGGGGGAGGGATCCCCCTTTCTTCTTTAGGCTTCAATCTGTTTTTTTAGCTCTTCCCTCTTTACATCGATTCTGCCCAAAATGAAGCTGATCATTTCCCCGATAATTACAGGATTTTGCAAACTGAAAACCGCCTTTTTATTATACTTTCCACCGCTTTCGATAGTCAAAAAATAATCTTCACTTTCAAACTCATTCTTTGCGGCAATTTCAGAAAGTGCATCTAAATGCTCTGTCAAATTTTCTTTGTTTGCATCCAGTCGGGAAAGCTTACGGATAAGCTCTTTTTTCTCATTAAAGTACTCAATCCGCTTACTAAGCTCTTTCGGTACTGCTGCAATCTGCTTTTCAAGTTCCTGCACTCTAATTTCCAGCTCTTCCCTGGTAGGCAGCTTTGTGTTGGGAAGTACTTTTTTAGGTTCTTCTACGGGTGTAGTTTTTCCTTTCTGCACTTGCATTGGTGCAGCATCATTTTTTTTAGTCATACGTCTAAAAATTTACGTTAAACAATTTGGATTTTGGATCAAGAAACAAGGCTTAACTCCCTCATTTCTATACTACTAAAATACAAAATAAAACAACATACACCAAGCGCAAAATACTGTATATCTGCATGTTAAGCACAAATAAAACTCAGGAGCTTAAATAGTAATTGGCAAGCC